TTTAGTTGTAACGCAGTCGGTTTGTTGCCATTTGCTTTACACTCTATAGCATAAAACAAGCCTTGTTTACAAACTAAAAAATCTGGGACACCAGAAGAAAAGAAACCAGTTCCCATCGGCATCGCGTAATACGCTTCCATCTCCATAAGAATTTTCTTTACCTTCGCTTTGACTTTGGCTTCAGGCGTCACAGTGGCTCCTTCAATAGGAATAGTTACTACTCTGACATTGTCATACCTCCACGTAATTCTTGAAAGAGGGGGGTGGGTAATACGAGACAGTAGTGCTGCTTGTACCGCCAACCTATGTCGATAAGCACGGGTGGGTAAGCGGCATCGTCGAACATCCACACCATCGCGTAATTTTCGCTAGGCTGATCTGTGATACTTGCGTGCCTACTATTCTGATGAATCTTCTCCCAGTCATAGGCGTTGATTAGACCGACTATGACCTTGATCTCATTGGGTAAAGTGGCATCGGTAAACTCGCGCTTCACGTTTTCATCTAAGAAAATTTTATATAAACCGTCTTCAATGTTCGCGTAAGTGCGATACCCTTCGCCTATCTTCAGTGGCGTATAAGTTTTATATACGGACATATCACGCTACGTTCATGCTGTTCAGAATGAACATAGGCGATGTCGCTTGTGATTCCTTGCGACACGCCGCACCGATCTCAGGCCAGAATTTTTTATCTCTCATGTCATCGTCGGTCGGCACAAGATTGTTGGAGCCGATATGTGCCTTGAGCATGACGAGTTGTATTTCTAATTCTTTCCGTAAGTCGCTCGGCAAATCTTGCAGGCTCTTGTACCACCGCAACGGCATAGAGAACCCTACCTCTGGCATGTACGCGAAACTGTTTGCGTAGGGCAGATTCGACCCGTCACGGTACATATCAAGTGCAGCGGAAATCGGCACAGTATTGGTCTTGCCCACGACCACGCCGCCACGTATCTGCGGAAAGAAAACGATCTTCTCGCCTTCAAGCATGGATCGCACCGTGGCAAGTGCGCTATCAAACTTCTCATCAGACTGCTTCATCGTGGTGTAGAGCGATCTGATCTTGTCCATCATGTTGAACGGGATGCTGCTCTTGTCGGCGTCACCCATGAACACCTTCAGCAGTGACTGAGAATACTCACGTGGGATGGTGACAGTCGGGCGACCGCTTAGACGACTGCCGTATGTATTATCCACGGCGCTATCAAGGATGCTACGCACGTGATCGCTCAGTGCTTGCTCAATAGTCAACACTGCGTTGCATATTGAACCGTGAACATCATGACGACCCTTCGCCATCTTCTGCACGGCGTAACGCTGCGTGTTGGTGCATAACTTCTCACCACCAAATCCGTGCCTGTTGGTATCACGAAAGATGTTATTAACGGCTTGAATGGTGAACGCAGTCTCGTCGTCACTACGCTCGTCTTTCGGTCGCGGGTCGTACTTGATGTTTGCAACACTGAAACCATGCACGGTAGTCAGCGTCATGTAGTGCTGCATATCAAGTTCGCTCCCCCAACTGTGAGTGAGTGGAGCAACAAAGTCTGCGACCCTGACGCGCCCCTCGGTTGCGCCGTAGATAGCGACAGCAATAGGCCATGTCGGAGAACGCACTGCTTCTTTCCGCAGTTTATCGTCATCCATCTTCGTGTTCGGCAGGAACATCTCGTCGATGTTCACCTTGATTGAATTTCTCTTAGCCATGACAACCTCCAATTAGTTTTCAATAACAATCTTGCGACCAACGGGCGGCTCAAAGTCCCTGTTGTGACTCGGCGGCAGCAGCCACAACACTGGGCAGTTCAACTCCCATTCGATGTTGTTCTCTACATAACCATCCGTGAACACGATCAGGAACTGTGGATCGACGTTGTTCTTCGTGATGTAGTCACTGACGCAAGACACCCTAGTACCGCCACCGCCCAACGGCTTCAGCAGCGTAGCGATGCCATCGTAGTTACCTTCAAACACCTGCTCACCATGCACCATCGTGTCCCACCACAACACGCGCATGCGCTCTGGTCTGCACGTTTCACAGATGGACGCGATCTCACCACCGACCATGTTCAGCAGCGCGTCTCCGATGCTGCCCGATGTATCGTTAGCGATGACGCCTTCGCAAATCGTCTCGGACTCCACGTGTGGCAGGAACAAATCATCAGTGAGGCGGCGTCGATTAAGTTTCGCCCAAGTCAACTCGTCTCGTCCTGCCGTGGCTGCGCTTACAAACTCGCGCAGTTCCTCACGCCAGTCCACCTTGGGAGCCAACACCTCAGTGATGGCACGGGGAGTCTTCACGCCAAACCGACCTGCGATAATAGAACCTTGACTGATAGCCTCGTCGATCTCCTTGGACAACTGATCAGCGGCTTCGCCATCCATCGTCTCAGTCGATTCGATGTCATGCTCGTCGAGCGGCTGCATGTCGCTGACACTGTCAGAGTCGGAAGTATTATTAGCGTTGCCGCCACTCTGACCTTGCTGGCCGGAACCCCCTCCGTTGCCTTGCTGTTTCTGCTCCTGCTCCATGCGCTTAACCAAGTCATCCCATACTTGCCGCACAGACCAACCGTGATATTTGGGATCGTATAAGCCACCCTTCGGTAACTTCACCAACTCGGGTGCTTTCTGACTGATCTCCATGATGATGGCGTTGATCACAAAGTCCATCGCCACGTTGGCAAGGCGCGGGTTCTGCTTGATCAAATCCCTGTGGCGTGGAATATGCTTCAGCATCACGTGCCCGTTCTCGTGCAGCACCAACCCACCCAACTCGGCAAGACTCAACTTTTCGATGAAGTCTTTCCCATAGCGTTTGTTTAGACCATCTGTGTACGCTGTCGGAATTCCGACATCGACACTTGATTCACCCATCATGAGGATGCCCGAAAACAAACAAGTCTCAGGGTGCTTCATCAGTCGGATATGCACCTTCTTCAACTTCATTGTCGCCTCGTGCGTACTCACGGGGATTGTCTCTGCTACTGCGTTCATACAGCCTCCATTGTTAGTTGTTCAAATCAAGTCAGCAGTTGGTAGTTGCCGTCTTGCAGCCACTTAGAAATCTCAGCGTTCTTGGATGCAATAGGCGAGAGCCGCTTGCTGCCCATCGCCATCGTGAAGAAGACTGACTGCAACTCCTCAGACTTCGTTCGTCGCATGAACTTCATGAACTTGCTCAAATCATCCTGCGTCTGGATAACGTCGATGGCGTTGAACATCATCATAAAGAGCGCGGCCTGTTTCTCTGGCACTCTGACATTGTCAGGGTCTTTGATAACATCCTCTGCCAACACCACCTCGTCCTTCAGCGCCAACACCGCAGCCAACTGTTTCGCACTCGGTACGCCAATCGAACCTGCCAGTGCCGCCATCGTCAGCGAATGACCTAACCTGCCACGGTTCACGATGTCGGGGTCGCAGTTAGCGAGTGATCGCGGGGAGCAAAACTGTTTAGTCCGATGCACGGGGATAAACACATGCTCGTTGTCCTGTGGAGTAATTCCATCCAAGTAACTCGCCATGACTGACGGCGTCATCTTGACGAACGCTCTCAACTCCATAGACAACCCTGCGTTAGTCGCCCACACCAACCACTCGTCCACGGTCGGCTTGCGAATGTTCAGCGTTGTGACACGGTTCGATGCGTGCGCCAACAGCGCGTTGCCAACACCATCTGTTGCAAGATTACCTGTCGCGAACACGATAGAGTCTGGATGCAGCACATAGTCCATCCACACCTTGTCTAGCGTGAGCCGTGCGCCAAGTTTCTGTAGCATCTTGTCGCCCTTGTCGTACTCGTCGATCATGATCAACTTGGGCTTGTTAGACTTCGGCTTGAGCAACGACGATATGTATACTTCCAATTCGCCAGTGTCACGGTTCGGCGCACGTAGGCCCAACTCACCGTAGTCGATGCACGACCAATCAAGGTACACGTGATCGTAAGCATCACCCAATGCTTCAACCAACATCTTGTAGAGCGTCGATTTACCAATCCCCGGCTCACCTTGGAAGTAATAAGTCTTGCTCTTGCCGTTCACCAACAACAACTTGAACGCCTCGGGGATACTGATGGCGTTGTTAAAGTTAAGAGTTTCTCGTTTCATGACTGATATAGCCTCCGATTGATTACGTACAAATCTGACAATGTCAGAAACCAAACTTCTTCAGGATGTCATCGACGCTCTCCTTGACAACAACACGCTTGGTGTCATTGTTGCGTAGAGTTTCAATGTCCAACCCAGACACCACTCGTTCGAGTTCGGCACGTGCCTCCTCCAAGCGACCGTCCTGTGTGACGTTGAAGTCTTTGAAGGTCTCGCACATCTCTTGTGCCCGCTGCAGCGTGGTGTCGTACAACTTGCGCTTCTTGACTTTCATCTGACCGTCTTCGATCACGGTCTCGGTGTCGCAGCAGTGTGAGAGCGACTTCATTACATCAACCATCTGCTCAACCTGCTTCTGGTAGATGTCTTGCACCAAGTCCTTGGCTTGCCGCTCGTAGTGTTGCGCCAAGTCATTGGCTAGGTCGTTGCTTATCTGACAACGGAAGTCACCGACTGGGACTTCTGCCGTAAAAACTTTCACCTTGAAGCACGACATCACCTCGTCCACAGGTGGGTAGTCCGTAGCCTTGAACATGTCACCTTGAACAAACGCCTCGTTAGACACGGCAGTGGTGTAGACCTGCCGAAACTTGTCCTTGAGTTCTTCAGTCTTGGCTTGACGCTCCTCGACCTGCTTCATGAACCCGACGATGCGCGGCGTGGGCAGGAACCGCCACCGACCCGACCACGGATAAGTCTCACGCTCGACAAAGTTGTACCAAGTCTGCCGGTCGTTCAGCACGGCACGATGCTCGTGGACACCTGCAAGGAGTTTCTTAACGAAACGCCCTGCGTCCCTGTCGGCCTTCTTCGCCGTGGTGACTTCGTCGCTGATCTCGCGATCCTGCTTCGTGCCAGTCCACACGCTGACCTCGACGTTGACCAAGATGCCCGATGTAGCAAGCGAAACTACGTGGTCGGGCTTTTTCAGTAATGAGTTCGTTTGAGATTCCATTTGCTCAGCCTCCTGACTCTGTCAGAGTCGTAAGTATTTACAGTTCATTAGAGTCGGGCGGTGTGCAGTCCCGCCCCGTTTGTCACTACCACATGACAAGAATAGTATAACACAACTTAACAATTAAATCCAGAACAAACACTATCGGCGTTACGCATAATTCGCTTTTAGGTACGGTCGCCCGTTGGGCGATATCTCGCCACGCTCCATGTCGCGCTGATAGTTCAGATAGTCGATGACCAACTCTGGCGCACGTGGGTCATGTCCCCCAATGTTCCACTGAGTGATGTCCTCGACCGTCTGGTCGTACTTTTTCCAGTCGTAGATGGTCGCGACCACGCGGTCGGTGTAGCCATCGTCCTGTGGAACTTCAAAAACCAACACCCACTCAGCCTGTGTCTTGCAGCCATCCCCTTCCAGTGGCTCACCGAACGCAGCGACCAATTCGCTGTAGTCGGCACGGACGTAGCCCTGTAGGCTCGTGCCATTGGCATCCGTAAAGATGTCTTGCGGATAGACTTTCATACGCTCAACCTCCTGCCGTATCTTGGCTAGTTCAAGTTCTAACTGTTGAATCTCGTCTTCTTGACGCTTGTGGTCGGCCCACCAATCGTCCATGTCGTTTTGCAGAGTCATCGCTGCACCTCATTAAAAATGTCCAAGGCCACATACGTCCGAACGTCACTGTCTGAACGAATGAACTCCTTGTCTGAAGCCCGTAGCATAGTGTCGATGTTGGCAACTTCCCTATCGCCGTGTGCAGTCACCACGTAGTCGAGTCTGGTCAGAAAATGCACCTCCTCAGTCAGCCCGTGGATGGTGGCGTGATCCGACCGCATCTCTCCGACATAGAATTTAACTCTCACCTGTAAAACCCTCCCTTGTTGTTGATGCCTCTGACCTCGTCAGCGTTGGCAGGAACGATGTAGTTCGACTTGTGCAACGGCACGATGGTGTGCTTGCGCTTACGTGCTTCGCGCTCCCCGCAGGGTAGGCAGGTATCGAAACCCGCCATGCTACGGGCATGCGGTACGCGCTTCGCCCAACACTTCGTGCATAACTTTTCCATACCATTCTGTGACATATGCTGTGTTGCCTCCGTTTTCTACGTTGTAGGTGCTTGGCAGGTTCATGTTCTGACAGTGTCAGAGTCATGAGTATTTCCGGCCCGTCTCGCTCTCTCCATTCTATACATAGTATAACAAAACTTGACAACTTAATCAAGTGGATGAGGCAACGGCGATGGGCTTGCCGAGCGAAAAGATTTTGGAATTTAGTGGTCACTCTGGCCGCACGTGTCAGCGTGGTATAAGTGTTGCTCTGACAATGTCAGAACTAAGTGTGTGCCTGAACACACCGGTAATTGTGTCGGCGTGGTAATCCAATTGCGTTAGCGATGGCTTGGGGGGTAATGTTCCGCAAAAGTGTTCCGATGTTCCAGCGTGTTCCACAAAAAAAAGTTGTACTATTCTTCACGGGTGCGACGTTCCGTAGTGTAAGCGAGTGTAGTAAGTTATTGATTATTAAGAAGAAGAAAGAAGAAGAAGTTATATTATGGAACAGAAAATAGTATAAGTGTTCCATGTTCCACAGTTTTGGGAATAGGGGATACGGATTGCCGAAAAAATTTTATTTACAGATTTGCGGCGTGCCATGAACGGCGTCTAACTTTGTCCCCTTAGCCCCTCTCGGAAAACGTGGAACATTGGAACAAACCGTGTTTTTGTTTTATTTATCAAGGGCTTGCGTGTTCCACGACTCTGGAACACGTGTGGAACAGATACGGAACAGTCTGACACTGTCAGAGCGTTGACTTTCAAAAAGTTATGTGGTAGCCTTGGGCATACCAAGGCGGTTGGTAAAAAATTAGGCTTTCGCCTTCGCCATACGCTTTCACCTTGCCCTTCGGCTTTACCCTTTTCCCTAGGAACTGGTTTCTAAGAACTGGTATCCAGTAGAACTGGCTTCGTAGGAACTAGCCTCACGGCGTGAACCGAGGCCGTTCGGGCACAAAAAAGCCCCGACAAGGCGAACCCTGTCGGGGCGTGGTTCAGAATCTGAACTCGTGTTGCTTTGGTCGGTTCTCGTAGCGGAACTCTAATCGGTACGGAACCTTGTTTCGGATTAGAACGCCAATCCAGTAAACCACCTGTCGTGTCGAATCGAATTCCCGAACGTCCGTGCCGAGCATTGATTCTGACGTTACTGTGTAGACAATCATCGCGTGATACCTCGCTGACAATGTCAGAGCAGGGGCGGCTCACGCCGCCCCGCCCCGTTGGATTACCCGAGCAGAGCCTTGCGGAACTGCGCGAGAGCCTTCTTCGCACCGTCATTCGTCGCGACCTTGCGGCCGTCCGTCCGAGCCTTGCCGAGTTTGGCGATCATCGGCTTGGCGAGACCGTCGATCCATTCTTCGACCGACTGGGCAGCACCGCGACCGCCAGACCGCTCGACGAAATCGGCTTCGAAGAACCGACCCCACGCTTTCGTGGCCGTGTTGGTCACCGTCTTGCGGGTAGACTCCACGAACCGCCGAACGCCCATCGGGTTTTCGGTCAGACTCGCCAACTTGGCGAGGCTAGCGCGATCCATCGCAACCGCGTTGCGCCCCGTCAGATTGAAGTTTGCAGGACGATCCGCGCTCGGTACGTGGAACTCATCGTCCCCCGCCTTATGCAGTGGCCGGTCATACTCGGAACCCTCGGTCAGCGAGACAATCGCCGCCGCCATAAACAGGTTCCGCGCTTCCTCGCACTGCTCGGACTCGCGATCCAACGCGCCCGAATCGGTGCGCGGAAACTCCGCCGTGAGCCTTGCGAACTCACCCCGATATTTCGCCCACTTGGTGCGATCCGCGCGGGTATGACCGCCGACCTCGCGACCCAGACCCGAAATCCCATCCGCGACGGACGGGGCCAGAACGGACTTGACGGTGTCCGCAACCGTGTTGGCTTGTGCCATGGTAGTGATACTCCAAAGAACCCCGCAGGACGCGGCGGGTATCGCGACAGCAGATCGTCTACTGTGATTCCATTATACCACACCACGATTCTGACGGTGTCAGATTAGACGGCAGGCAAAAAATGGCGCGAACTCAAGCCCACACGGTGTGCGAGGCCATGGCCTAGCCGACCCCACCGGTAGCCACCCCCGTCGCTAGGTTTAGGAGTCCCAGCAATCCTCTATACATCCTAATCCACACAAATCACCCCACATTCCTCCAATGTTCGTACCCCACCCCCCTTCATATAGAAAACCCCCCCTTGATGGAACCTTAAGATTCCTTTATATAACGACTATTACTTGGGTTGAGGCCCATGCAGACACTCGTTCCATACATCGAAGACAACGTTCCGCTTCCCGCTAACGCGGCTGAAGCGTTGCCGGAGTTGACTCCGGCTGAAGAACTGAGCATGCGGGTACGTACTATAAAACTCGTATCCGATCTGACAGGCCAGCCCATCATCCCGACTGACGAAGAAAAGGATGCTGCCGAGGAAATGGCTAGAAAAATGATGGAAGACCCTGATGCACGGCCTGAATATGCCCTGCACTCGGACGAATTTACTGCGTATTTATCGGGTCTGGTCTACCGTTCTAACGGTGCCATCGTCAAAGAATTGTCTGATCTAAAGAACTACGTCATAAACAAACTTGTTTATGAGATAGAACACACTAAAGACAACAAACTTAAGATGCAGGCCGTCGCAAAACTAGGCGAAATTGACGGCGTGGACGCTTTCAAACGGCGTACTGAGACTACTCATTTAGTAAAACCGATTGAAGAAGTTGAAAAAGAACTTCTTCAGGTGCTGGAAGGCATCGAGTACAGCGTAGTTGACGATAATAATGGCGATATAAACCCCGAAGACTACCTGCTACCTGATGAAACTGCCCCAACTAACTCCTGAAAAACTCAAAGCGTTGCGTATGGCGCTGCCAACGATGCCCGATGAGCAGAAACGGCGCACGTTGGAGTTGCTAAGGACGTATCAGGCTGAGCGTACCCGTGCCGTTGGCAAGGATTCCTTCTTGGATTTCATCGCTCACGTGTATCCCGGCTACAAAGTTGGGCCGCACCACCGAAAATTAGCGGGAATTTTCGAGGATATCGCTGCGGGAAAGCGAAAAAGGGTCATCGTCAACATTGCTCCGCGTCATGGCAAGAGCGAAATGATCAGTTACCTCGCTCCTGCGTGGTTTTTGGGTAAATATCCGCATAAAAAGGTCATCATGGCCTCTCACACTGCCGATTTGGCAGTTAATTTCGGTCGGAGGGTTCGCAATCTTGTGGGGTCAGACCTTTATCACGACATTTTCCCGACTGTGGAACTTCAAGCAGATAGTAAAAGTGCTTCTCGTTGGGGTACTAACTTTAATGGCGAGTATTTTGCTATTGGTGTTGGTGGTGCTCTGGCCGGTCGCGGCGCTGATCTATTCATTATTGATGACCCTCATTCTGAGCAGGAAGCAAAACAAGGCCGAGCCGACGTTTTCGAGCCAGCATGGGAGTGGTTCCAGTCAGGCCCAGTCCAAAGGTTGATGCCGGGCGGTGCGATCATCGTGGTGATGACCCGTTGGTCAAAGATGGATTTGACCGGCAAGATTACCGACCACATGATCAAAAATGAGGACGCCGATCAGTGGGAAGTAGTCGAGTTTCCAGCCATTTTGAACGATAGACCGCTATGGCCTGACTTCTGGACACTAGAAGAACTCCTTGCCAAAAAGGCCAGCATGGATGTGCGCTATTGGCAGGCACAGTACATGCAGCAGCCGACCTCGGAGGAGGGTGCGCTCATCAAGCGGGAGTGGTGGCAGGTGTGGGAGAAGGAAGACCCGCCGCCATGCGAGCACCTGATAATGAGCCTTGATGCGGCACAGGAGAAAACTAACCGCTCCGACTTTAACGCCCTGACTACGTGGGGTGTCTTCTTCAACGAGGAGACTAAGAACTATAACCTGATCCTGCTCAATGCCATCAAGGAGCGCCTTGAGTTCCCTGAGTTAAAGGCGTTGGTGCTGGAGCAGTACAAGGAGTGGAACCCCGACTCGTTTATCGTGGAGAAAAAGTCCAACGGGGCGGCGCTATACCAAGAGATGCGCCGGATGGGCGTGCCGCTTAGCGAGTTCACCCCGTCCAAGGGACAAGACAAGATCAGCAGAGTAAATGCTGTGTCAGACCTGTTTGCTGCGGGTATAGTCTGGGTGCCTGATAGGCGCTGGGCTTGGGAGGTGGTTGAAGAGTGCAACGACTTCCCGTCTGGCACGAACGACGACTTGGTGGACTCGACCACGTTGGCTCTTTTGCGTTTCCGTCAGGGCGGCTTTATACGCCTGCCCACTGACGAGCCAGAACCGATGAAGTGGTTTAAGAGCCGCAAGAATGCGTCAGCGCGATACTACTAGGAGAATCTAAATGGCTGTCGATAAAAGTTTGATGCAGGCTCCGCAGGGTTTAGAAGCACTTGCTCCCCCTGAGCCGATTGAGATCATGATCGAAGACCCAGAGAGCGTGGCTATCGGCGTTGATGGCATGGTCGTTGAGATGGTCAAGTCCGAGCCTCGCGCCGAAGACTTTGACGCCAATCTCGCTGACTTCATGAGCGAGGGCGAACTAGGCTCCCTTGCTGGCGAATTGATCGGGCAGTACGAGCAGGACTTAGCCTCGCGCAAGGACTGGCTGGATACCTACGTCAAAGGCTTAAAGATTCTGGGTATCCGGTACGAGGAGCGTACTGAGCCTTGGCCCGGTGCCTGTGGTGTATACCACCCGCTCTTGATGGAGTCAGCCGTCAAGTTCCAGTCCGAGACCATCATGGAGACCTTCCCTGCCGCAGGGCCGGTCAAAGCCAAGATCGTTGGTAAGGAGACTCCAGAGAAGAAAGACTC